AGTTTATGTTGCACCACCGCCACCGCCACCGCCTCCTACTCCTGAAGAAATTATTGTTGATGTAAAAGTTGAAGGTGTAGATAAAACCTATACCCAAGCTGATGTCAATGACGGAACTATTGAGCGTGACCAAGAGAGAATAGATAATGAAGCTGAGTTTGGTTGCTTTATGACTGATGCCCAAATAGAGCGTGGCGACTGTATTATGATTATTAAAGAAGAAAAAGTTGAGGAAGTCGTTGATGAAAAAATTATTATTGAAAATAAAGAAGATGTGGAAGTCATCATTCCTAAGGATGATGTTACTGTACTCGACACACTTAAAGAGGAAATACCTGAAGATGAAGTTGTGGAGTTTGAAAAACTCCCTATTGAGTTCGAGATTATTGAATTTGATTTGGAAGAAATTGTTACCGAAGTCTTGGATGAAATACCAATACAAGATGAAAAGCTAGAGGAGATTTTAAATGAAGAAGTTAAAGAGGATGTCAAGGAAGTTTTGGATGAGGCAGTACAGGAAGTTGTTAGTGAAGATACGCCACCCACAACATTACCAAGAGTGGAAAATGAAGAAAAAATTGAACAAGAGGTAGCTGAACTTGTTGAATCTATTGAAGAAATTATTGTCATTGATATACCTGATGTTACTGAAGAAGCCATTGAAGAATATGTTGAAGAACTGGAAACAGTTGAAGTTGTTGCAATCATTAAAGAGGTTAATGACGCAGGATTGGAAAACCTTGCAGAAGTTAGCAAAGATGTTCTTGAAGTTGTAGCACAAGTTGTAGAAGAAGTTATAACTATCGCACAAGAAGAAGAACTTACTGAAGAACAAGTTGAAGTAGTTGCTGAGGTCTTAGGTTTTACTGAAACAGAAGATGTCGAGATAATCGCAGAAGCTGTAAAGAATGATAAAAATATTGCACAAGCTGTTGATGAGTTTGTTGAAAGAGCAATAGAAAATGCTGACAAGTCATCTCAACCTTATACCCTTGCAGACGCTACAACAGAAATCGCTTTTGAATCTTTTATTGCTAGCCCAATTAGTGTTATTATAGATGTAGATTTAAGTGATATAAGTTTAAACAATATTGCGAATGACATGACGCAAGACCAAAAGGATAAAGCACACGAGGTTATTATACCGACTATTTTAGTTAGGGTAGTGTCTTTAGCTATGAGGAGATTTGATTGATAAAGAAGATATGGTCTTGGTTTATACAAGCTGTTAAAGAAACGTTAAATTTAAGTTGGACGTTAAGTGGTTTAGTAATTGCAACGTTGACTCTTACTGGACAAGCACAAACAATAACTGCTATTGCTACTGTTGTTACTTTAGCTATATGGTTGTTAACGATAGGATTTAGAAAATGACGGAAATTTGCAAATATTGTAAATCAGAAACAAACATTGTACATAGTGGTACAGACGGTATTTACTTAGGTTGCCTAAAAGACTTACATAATATTTGTTACGAATGTGCAAATAAAAAAGTGTTGGTAAAATAATGTGTATGGTTACAGTTCAAGAGGACGGTTCATTCGTGCAGATTTGCAACTGCAAATATGGAAGTGAGCATTGTAATGGCTGATAACGGATATACACAAAAGGAAATGACTCAGAAAATTATGGTAGATATTGATAAGATATTTGAAAAACTAGAACAACTACAAAAAGATTTGGCTACAAGACCTACACGGCAAGAAATATATGGCTGGATTATAGCTGGAATCTCTATTGCAACACTTATTACTATTTTAATGTAACTAGACACATTCTAGAACATTTGTTCTACAATATATAGTATGGACAAAGACACCAAAGGTCTTATATCTAAACGTAAAGATATAGCCCATAATGAAGAACTAGGTAATAACTTCTACCCTAGTGGGTGGCAACCTCGTGCATCTTTTGATGAAAACACAAAGACTGGCGAAATACTTCATGTACAGCCCGACAACAACAACTTCAAATATGATTCATTATTGAATGAATGGGGATTTGACAGTAAAGAATTTTATATTGATGAAGATACTATTAAATTTTCTACATGGAATGCACAGCAAAAAGGTGGCGTAATTGTTGATATGTATGCATTCAAAGCAGTTATTAAAAAACGTAATCCACATCATGATAAAAGCTATGCAAAACTTCTTAAAGAAATTAAAAAAAAGAAACCTATCAAAGTTAAAAAGGGTGGTAATTGTGCATGGTTTTTCTTTATGGCTGACTGGCAACTTGGAAAAAAAGATTTAGGAGTTGAAGAAACTATTGCATTAATAAGGCGTGGAATTGCAAACGGGAGAAAACAGCTTAAAGATTTGCAAAAGCAAGGTCACATTGTGAAAGAAATCTATCTTATTGGACTTGGCGATTTAATTGAAAACTGTTTTGGCTTTTTTGACCACCAAGCATTTAATGTATCTTTATCTAAATCTGAACAAGAACATCTTACTAGAGTTATGATTCTTGAAATACTTGATGCGTTCTTAGGTCAAGCTGAATCTATTGTACTTGGTGGTGTTCCAGGAAATCATGGAGAGAATCGTTCAGGTAAGGCAAGTGTTATGACTAATCGTTTAGATAACGCAGATACAGCTTCTATACAAATAGTTGGAGAAATTATAAAAGGTAGAGAACGTTACAAGCACGTAAAGGTTGTTGTACCTGATGATTTTCATTTAGCTCTTGAAGTCTTTGGTAAAAGGATTGCATTTACACATGGACACATGACTACTGGTGGTGGAGATATTTGGGGTAAGATTGAGAAGTGGTGGAAAGGTCAAATGTATGGATGGCTTCCAGCAGGTATGTGTGAGATTTTAGTAACTGGTCATTATCATCATTTAAGAGTTGTAGAACAACTTGGTCGTGCATGGTTTCAAGCTCCATCTCTAGACCAGTCTGATGAATTTAAAGCAAGAACAGGCAATATGTCCAGAAATGGTGTTTTATCTTTCACAGTTAATGAGGATGGCTGGGATAACCTGAAAATACTCTAAACACGTCACAAACAGACTGTTTTAAGACGATTTAAGAGGGTTTATTAGCGTCTAGGGTGCAAGTGCCTATAACCTAAACCCTATAAACATTGGGCTTTTATATACTACTAATTTAATTATTTTCATATTTACTTGCAATAAATTTCATTCTTTATACCATTAATTGTGCATAAGGAGAAAGTATGTCAGCAGAAAAAATTGTAGGCATTGAAAATTCAGTATATGGGAAACCACAACTGATAAAACAAAATGATAAGGGTATTTATTCTTTTGAAGATTTACCTTTAGGAATAACTAGGTTAGAGGTAGATAATAGTAAATCTGTTAGTACCGATAATAAGTTGCCTGATACCAAACACGTTAACGCTTGATTCTTTAACAGAATACCAAGTGTGCAAAGAGCACCAAATAATCATAGAACACGTGATAGATTGGCAACCTATTGTTGCATCATATTTTGATGAGGAAGATGTCGTTAAGGCATTAACTATCATATACTGCGAAAGTAGTGGGCGTAGCTCTGCACGAAACATCAACACAAACAAAACAAGTGATATTGGTTTATGGCAATTTAATGATAAAACATGGGCATGGCTCAAAGATAAACTGGGTGTCAAGTCAAACAGAAACAATCCTGAAGTATCTACACGTATGGCTTCTTGGCTAGTTTATAATGATGGGTGGCACCATTGGAATAGTTCGCAACAATGTTGGGGGAAATATGAGTATTGAGCAATTTTTACTTATTATTATTTTAGTAATACAAATAGTTACTTTTAGATTAAAATAACCACATGAAAGAACACGCAGAAGTTTCATTATACGATTTGGTAGAATATCCAAACAATCCACGTATTGGAGATGTTAATACTATCTATGAATCGCTCTTAGAGAACGGTCAATATAGACCTCTTGTAGTCAATCGTAAAGATAATGTTATTCTCGCTGGTAACCACACCTTTAAAGCTCTTAAAAGACTTGGATGGGCAACAGCTATTGTTTGGTACGTAGATGTATCTGACGAACAAGCTAAACAAATTATGTTAGTTGATAATAAATTAAATGATGATGCTACTTATGATTATGAAAAACTTGAAAAAGCTATTTCAGAAATGCAAGATGTAGGAGAACTTATTGGTACAGGTTACACAGAAGAAGCACTTGATGAAGTTCTTAAAGACTTGCCTACTGAAGTAGATGCACCTGCTCAAAACAGCTCTAAAGAGCCAGCAGAAGCTAATCTGAACGCAGTAATAGATGTCGTGTTACTTCTCACAGATGAAAAATTTTATCGTTATAAAAAAGCTATTGGAATTATTGCAGACTACCACAAAGTTAATCCAACTAAAGCTGGGTTGATTGCTGTTGAAAGTTATGCTAATAAATTGGTACGTAATTAAATATGAAGTATGAAGTCTTAAAAGTCGCAGTTGATTCTTTAAAGGAGTTTCCAGATAATCCTAGAACAAGCGATATTGAAGCTATAAAAATAAGTATTGAAAAACACGGACAGTACAGACCTTTAACTGTAAATAAAAATACAAATGAAATACTTACTGGTAATCACACATGGTTAGCTATGAAAGAACTAGGTATAAAAGAATGTACAGCTATGTTTGTAGATGTAGATGAAGTGACAGCAAAAAAAATTGTTTTAGTTGACAACAGAGCTAATGAACTTGCAACTTATGATAAAGAAATCATGGTCGATTTGCTTACAGAGTTTATGGAATTAGGAAAACTTTTAGGTACTGGTTATTCTGCTGACGAAGTTGATGATATTGTATCTGCTGTTGATGAAGTTGCTATTACCGAGTTTGAAGAATTTACTGGTGGGTTTGCTTTGACTGATGAAGAAATAGCAGAAGTGCAGGAACGTATTTCACAACCAAGCGATTACAAACCTAAAGATAAGTTGAATGAAGTGATATTAGCTTTACAGAAAGATGACCACTCTGTTTACTTAGTTAACATGGCAACAATACAAAAGTACACAGAAAAAACTGGTACTGATGCTTTGTATGAAGCTGTACTTAACACAGCTAAAGATATTGAAAATGGTATTGGAGATAGACCGTCTATCTTTGACAAATTATTTGGTAAGTGAAATTAATAATACCTACACACAATCGTAGTAAAACTATTACTACACCCTATCTTGAAGTTTTTAAAAATTATGATGTTACTTTATTAGTACATGATGAGGAACAATATATAGCATATAAAAAGTTACACAATTTTAATGTTGTTAATACACAAACTAATCAAGGTAAGAATGGACAGACTAAATATGCAATAGAAAATATTGTTGAACATGATGAGTGGGTTGTTTTTGCAGATGACAATATAGATTATATTTATGGCTTGAACAATAAACTTTCTAAATATCTTACATATCCAAATAAAAATAAAGATGACTGGGGAAAAATTGATTCTAAACAATTTGAAATAAGGACTAAAGATTTAATTACACAAGCAGAAAAAATTAATGCACATCTTATTGGATTTCTTACTACTGATAATTATTTTTTTGCTAATAAAAAATATAAACAGTATGGATTTTGTCATGGCAAACTTACGCTATGGCATAAGGATAAAGATTTTAAGTTTGACAATATGTTTGCATTAACACTTGATGATTTTCACAATACTGCAAGACATCTAGTTCATTATGGTGTTGTCTTGATAAATGATTATATGCATCCTAAAGCTAAATATTTTCAAGCTGGAGGTATTGGGAGTAAAAATGCAAGAAAAGAAATGAGGAAACATGAAATTAATATCTTAAAAGTGCTTTACCCTAATCTTATTGCTGATAAGCCCAGACCTGATAACTACCCTGATTTAAGAATTGTTAATTTTTCTCCTAAAAATTTTATGTTATGGAGAAAGAAATATAAGTATTATACTGATAATTATCAGTATTCATTAAATAAAAATAGGTGGATTAAAAAATGGTCGAAAAATTAATAGAACTAATAAAACAAATCGATATAAGTAAATACACACAGGAAGAATTTATTGAAGTTGTTGATGCAATCTTTGGAGAAATGCGTGGACAGTACATAGATGAAGCTATAAATAAAGTACTAGATGAAAGTGGATGGAGAGATACTGGAGGGCAAGGGTAATTTTAAATGATAGATATTAGATTAAGAAGCAAAATAAGTCCAGAGGAATTGAAACAGAAGATTGGTAAAATTCTTACTGATGATGATTACAATTTGCTAATACATAAAGACACCACTATACGTGGTACTGATGGGCGTGTTGTCGCTATATTTCAAAAAGCAGTTATACCTGATGAGATAATGGATGAATCCTATGAAACCTTGCATGGTTTGAAAAAATATCAAACCAATAATAGAGGTCTTGCATCTGGAACTCCACGTATAAGTAAAGGCGAGGGTAAACGTTCTGCTACTGCTAAGAGTATTGCTAGTGCAATTATTGGTAGCTTTGATGCAGTCGGTGCGAAACAATATTGTAGATTGACTGCTTATAGTGGTAAAGAAACTGAAAAATATAAAAAGCTATTTCCTTTATTTCAATTCATTGGAGATGAGATGAAAGATAAAGCTCCAGACAGATACAACGCTCAAATGGAATTTGTAAACAGAACACATGATGATTGGGTTATTCCTAATACACCGTTTACAACTGTTACTGTAAACAACTCATATCCTACTGGTGTACACACAGATAAAGGCGATTTAGATGATGGTATATCTACCCTAGCTTGTATTAAAAAAGGCGATATGCAAGGTGGCTACCTTGTGTTGCCTGAATATAGAGTTGCATTCAAAATGGGGCATGGAGATTTGTTAATCTTTGACGCTCATCAGTGGCATGGTAATACTGAACTCATTAGCAATAGTGAAGATGCTGAACGTATTTCCGTTGTTTGTTATTACAGAACACGTATGGAAGATTGTGACGATATGGAATCTGAATATCTTAAAAGACTTAAAGTGCAGGAAAAGAAATTAGTTGATGGCTGAAGTTGAATGGCAACCAGATGAATCTTTTTCTGAATATAAAGCACGTAAACACGCAGGTATGCAAGGTATGGGGCAACCTAATTCACAAAAAAAGATGGCTGGGAAATGTCCTAACACGGATAAGCTTAAAACAAAGTGTGATTGTAGAACTTGTATCAATCGTAGGAATAGGTCTAAAGGTAGAAGAAAACAAAATCTAGCTCGTAAAAAATTAAATATACCTAACAATAGATTTCATGGTGCAGATGCTCACGAAGAAAATTGGGCAACTGGTTTAAGAGTTGAGGTTAAAGCTGGTAAACAAGTTAATCCACTATCTACCGTTTTTTATAAATCTAAACAACAATCTGATATATCACATAGGGCATTTGGTGGTATGGGTAAACCGTTTATTCAAGTAAGTATGCCTGATGGCACAACTAAAGGTATTGTAAGTTTTGAGTTAGATGATATTGAAAATGTATGTGTAGAAGTTTTAAAAAATTTTGGTTATGAGTTTGGGGATTAGTGATGTTCACTAAGGCATTGCTTATGATGATAATACATCGAAAGGCACCTGTCTAGAGTTCTCCTCTAGCTCTATTTCACATATACCCCAATCTTTGTCAGCTACTTGGTATGTAAGCATTCTTAGCAGGATATTCAACTTTACATCTAGCACAATATTGGAAGCCATCTTCAAAGTCACGGACTTGTAAATGGTTTAATCCCTCGCACATAGGTAGTTGCTCAGTTTGTTTTTCCTGTAATAATTCTCCTAACATTGACCAATGCTTTACTATTGCATAAGGTGTAACAGACATTGTAGTCCATTCCTTACGATAGACAAGCACTCGGTCGATAATGTCGTCATACGTAGCCCCAGCTTCTTGTAACTGCTTCGCACACTTGTTAAATCCACCAATCTCAACTTTTGTTGCAGGCATATATATTGCTTCTGTTAGGGCTTTATATTGCTCTGCAAACTTGCTTTGTTTAATTGGCTTTGATTTGTAGCTCTTATGCGAACTGCCCACTAGGTCATCTTTGACTTGGGGTGGTTCATATATGAACGCTGGTGTATGCATAACTGTATATAAGTTACTGGTTTGCTCTCCTGTTGCTTTGTTGTAACGTGCCTCTACTAAAATTGCTTTAATATCTTTTAATTCGTTTAAAGCACGTTTAACTGTTGAATCGGATGTGTGCATACGTTTAGCAATAGTCTTTATTGCTGGAAAGCACGTAGCGTCATCCTTGTTGGCATATCTGTTAAGAACAGAATATAGTCTGACTGCTTGTGCCGAAATAGGTGCGTCAATTACCCATTCAGGCACAATAGCAAAATATATATCGCTCTTGATGTTGTTACCGTCCACTTAGAACGGTGCTACATCTTTAGCAGTATCTGTCTTAGCAACTGGTGGAACATTCTCGTCAACTTTTTGTTTTAGTTGTTCAATCATTCCACTAGCAATACCTTTAGTAACTTTACCGTTAAGCAGTTGATTAAATGCATCTTGCTCACTTGCAGGAATTTCTTTAATCAAGCTCTTAATGAATGAAAGTTGCTTGTCACTAGCATCTTCATTTGGGTTACCAATTTTTGGTTTTCCAGAGTTAGCATTGTTGTAGTTTTTCTTAGGTTGAAAAACTGGCTTTGCAGGTGTTTCCACTTGTGTGACCATGCCGTTTCCGTACTTGCCTAATATTGCTTCTGTAAACGTTGCAGTCATGTCGTTAATCTCCTCAACTGTTATCTTGTTAGCTACTGCTAAGTCGATAGCACCCTTGAAGCAACATTGTGCAACTATTAGATTATCTTTGCTCATTATTTCTCCTATACCAATCGAAGTGTGTTCTCTCCTTGAGAATCATCAGGAGATGAAACCAAGTAGTAAACATACTTACCTTTTTCTTTATGTTGTAGTGTTGCAATATCCCATCCCTCATCTCTGAGGTCATGGATAACTCCACCAAATCTTGTGCAACGCAAGTCGAATACAAACTCTGCATTTGATATTGGTGCTTCGTGCCTGTAACGTTTAAGCACATACCTAATTAAATCAGATTTAGTTCTAACGTAACTTGGTATTATTTCATTTCTAAAATGATTTACTATGCTTCTTGGCTTTGTAGGATTCATAGTTCTATCATTTCTGGAATGTTTTTACAACGGCTTTTAACATAGTCGTTGTGATGTACCCAAAAAATTATTTCACAAGTAAACCACACAGGGTTATTGCTAATAATATAATCTGGATTTGGCAATCTGCCTTGATGTCGCCATGATGCAACAGTTGCTCGGTCAATACCAAGCAACTCTGCAATCTCTTTGACACCAACTAATTCCTCTTTGTGTTTGTTATAGACAGTCGTTGTCTTGTCAAACACAATAGTTGATACTGTCATAGCTCTCCTATACTTCGAGTAAACTTTTTACTCTATTACTTATAGTTTGGTTGTCATGGATGAAATTACTAGCCTGACGCTCTAAAGCGTTGCCTCTAACTTTTTTATCCCACAACTCATAACTATTGAACGCATTGAAAACACCCCAAGCAGTTCCTACGTGAGTTTCCTGCACATAGTTGCTCTTAATGTTTGCAATTTTATTTTTGTAGTTAGCTTCAACTCTAGGTTTTTCCATTTCCTCATCGCTTGGTCTAGGAAATAATTTTTCTAGAATGTCGTAGAACTTCTCATCAGCTACTTCTTGGTCAATCATTCTCTCCACTTGCTCTTGGAAAGAACTGTAATAATCAACCACAAGCCCTAATGATTGTCTTGCATAATCTACTTGGTTAGATATACCTGATGTATGCCTAACTGATATTTGTTGATTAGCACCTTTTAACGCCATACGCAAAGTGTTATTACACACAACTCGTATTGGTGTCATGGTTACTTTTAACGCTGATGAGCCATCGTGTGAGTTGGATAACAACATATAAGGTTTAATGTCATCTCCATCTACTTGTGATATGCCCTCAACGTTTTCTAGATTCATAAGAATCCAAATATTCTTGCCGTTAAATAAACTACCAGCAGTTTCGTATTTGGCTTCTCCACTATCCACAATATTATCCATGAACGTAAACGCATCACGGTTTTGTAGTGGTGTGTATTTGCTACCGACTGTACCTAAGCAAGAGTTATCACTATCTCTTACAACGGCATATTTATCTGGAACTTGCATAAGTTCTTTGTTACCTATTGCTTCATTCCTTATGTTTGATTGGTACCATAGGTCTTTCAACTCTACTTTCCAATCTAATCCAGCCGTAACTAACGCATCGTTTGCAGTTAGTACGCCATCGGTTACTGTACCTAGTTTGTGCCATGGAGTTTCCAAAGCACTAAACATAGTCTCTACTTCTGCACTCATTTGAGTACCTCTCTTTCTTTAGTGTTAAGCGTGTGCCTAACGAGATGCCTACTATCTAAGTTGGGTGTACGTAAACAGGGGAAGATAATAGACATCTCGCTAGACACTTGTTCTAGCGATTGCCGTGTTGGGTTACTTCCAAACAGTTGGTACGTCTTTTTCGTACTGTTCCGTCCAGAGTTCTAGTTCAGTTTTTTTTGGCTTGGTCTTACGTTCTAACCAACCACTCAAATCCCAAATGAATTTGGTAGCCATGATAGAAATAAACAGACAGCCGATTAGTGCATATTCCATTAGAACATCCCACCAGCTGAATCTCTGAGAAGTTGTTCTTGCTTCTCTTTATTTTCAGCATCAACTATTGCTAGTTGATAATCGTAAACAACGTTTAAGGTTTTAATAATCTCATGGTGTACTGCACTATAAACTGAATGCAATATTCTGTTTGAGTTAACTCCTAGTTCGTCATTCTCTCTTATTTTTTCTGCAATTGGAGCAAGAACCTCGTCCATGATACTTCTGTTAATATCTTTGACAAGGTCACTTGCTTCAGGTATTTCGTCATATACTTTTGCCATATTTTTCTCCTAACGTTTTATAGCATTTGTCACAAGCAAAAAAATCTTTGCTCGTAATAGGGAACACATGATACTCTCCACACATAAAGCAACTAAATTTTCTTAGCTCTTTAGGAGTGTTGTAGTTTTTTAACATCAAGTTTTTTAAGTAAAACAAAATATTAAAAATGTAATTAATTACTTTCATTACGTTCCTCTTTCAATTTATTCTTTATCTTGTTAATTAAAGCGTTTTCAAAAGATTCTGCCTGTAACTTATTAACAGCTACGGGATGATTCTTTTGTGTAGAGCCACGCTTTTTAGATTTAGCTCGTCTGCGTTGTTGCCTGTTCATACTACAAACCTCACATCAGCACGTTTTCTTGGGTAAGGTTTTAACTTACCATTGATACCTACTGTAAGGTTGTTGCCACTTGGTACAACGTTGTTTGCAATCGTGTATATAGATTCTGTGAGCTGAACAGGTCTGTCTGAACTAACAACGTGTGTTAATACAACAGAATTGTTTTCCTCACGACCTAAATAATGTTTGCCTAGAATTAAGTTATCTGATTCACAGATAGCTATATATTCTTTCATGATTCTCCAATCGTTTGTAGTGATACCTAAGTATCTATCTACCCACAATTTCTTATGGGTAGTTAGATAATCAGCTGTTACCTAAAGCAGATTCAAGTATTTCTTGGCTTAAATATTCTGCATCGACAAGTTTACGATAACGTGCAACAGCGTTGCCGTTGACAGTTACTGAAACCATGATTGAATAGTCGTACAACTCTAAACTATCTTCATTACTGAAAACAAAAATAGATTTGTTGATTGTGTTGTCAGACTTACTTTGGTCATAGAAATATATTCCTATACTTCTATCTGCAACTCTTTTGATTGAGCCATCCTCATCTGATTTGTTGTAATCGATTTGGATTCTCCAATTTTTTGTATCAACATTATATGATAAATCGTTAACGTACTTGAACTTGCTTGTATCAAGTTCTGTAATCTGTACGCTTCTGTAATTAGCAACTAATGTCTTTTTAAGTTGGTTTAGTGTTTGGTCGAATGTTTTTTTATTCATTTGTTATTCCTTTTTTTAAGTGGTACTTATGTACCAATCTGCTCTCACTATATGTAAGAGCAGTTTGCTACTAAGCAACGTTGCTTTGTATTGTTGATTCGTATGCTTTTTGTCTTTTGCATATATCCTCATAATCAAACACGTTGAAGAATTTTACATCAAGTATTTTTTTGCCGTCTGCTTCCTCAACTTCTTTACAGAACTTTAAGGTTGCAACTTTCTTGATACCTTTCATAGCTTTAGGGTTGATACCTAATTTCATGGCTTGGTTGAAAGTGCAAAATCTATGACCGTCTGCAAATCCTAGACCTGCAAGT